CAGATTGGCGCCGCTCAGATTGGCGCCGTACAGATTGGCGCCGCGCAGATTGGCGCCGTACAGATTGGCGCCGCGCAGAATGGCGCCGCGCAGAATGGCGCCGTACAGAATGGCGCCGCGCAGAATGGCGCGGATGCCAGTTGAATCATTGGCACGCCATAGCTCGTGCAGGCGAAGCGTTTCGCTGGTTTGGCTGTCAGTCATGGACGTGTCTCTGTGGTGGGGTGAAGGGGTGCTGCCGGATTGGGTGCGGCTCCGGCGGGCCGTTGCGTTCAGGCTGCTACCAGCCGTCGCGCCGTGGTCTGGCTGCAGCCGAGGCGCTCTGCAATCACGCGGTACGTCATCCCCCCGCGGCGCCAGCGCCGGGCGCGTTGCTGACGGGATTCTGTCAGCCACAGCAGCAGGATCAGCGGGAACAGCAGCAGAACCAGAATGGTGCAGGTGATCGTGGTCATGGAACGAATGGCGAGTGGATGGCCAGCGCCGCGCTCGGGCTGCTGACCTTGCAATCCTACCGCTTAGGTTCCGGTTCTGCACCCTAATCCGTCCAACCAATCCGCCACCGAGCTGGATCCACCGTGTCTCTCGCGCAGCACCTGCCCCAGCTCTGCAGCCACGTTGCGGGCAACAGCGGTGCAGGTCTGGCACGGCTCAGGGCACCGACTGGGCATCGGGCAGGCGGCGTGCGCCAGGCGGGTGGACAGCGGCACCGGGTAGCGCCGCCGCTGCTCACTGGTGGCGGGTGCTGCGGCGATCCGCGCCAGGGCCTGCTGGGTGGCAGTGGTGAGGGTGATCATGGCTGTGCTCCGTCGTGTTTGACGAACCGCTCCTGATCCGGTCCGCGGAATCGATCATCTGCGCCCCATCCATTCCGCTGGTATTCCATCAGGAACAGCAGGCAGCAGCCGGCGTGCGCCAGGTGGCTCATGCCAGTTTCAGGGTCCAGGTCCTCGCCGCGCCACCAGGCGAACAGGTGCCGCAGCAGCGCCGCGTAGTACCGGCCCCAGCGGGCGCCACGGCACCAGTTGTTATCCTCGTACTTCGCGGCGCCGTAGGTGAGCACCTCGGCGATCTGCTCTATCGCGGCACTGGGCAGCAGCTCAAGCCGGGGCTTAGTGGCACTCTCGGCGGACTTGCGACACTCGCCGGTGGGTTCGTCGAACGGGTGGGTGATCTGATCAGGCATCACGGCATCCAAGGATGTAGTCGTGGTAGTTGAAGAACTGCGCATCAGCGGGTGGTGGTGCTGACGGCTCCCATTCAGCGCGAGCATCGTTCCACTCGCGCCAGCAGCCGACGTAGGCCCACTCACGATCGCCGTGCGTGGCGTGGTCCAGGTGCGGGCGTGTCATGCGCTCTGAAGGTCAAACAGCGACGCAGCGTTGCCCTCGGCCTGCTCCAGAAACTTGGCGGCTTGACGGGCGTATTCCGGCTTCAGCTCAATGCCGACGTACTTGCGACCCATCTTCACGGCCTGGTATCCGGTGCTGCCAATGCCGTTGAACGGATCCAGCACAACGTCGCCGGGGTTGCTGTAAAGCGTGATGCAGCGTTCGATCAGGTCCAAGGGCATTGGGCAGATGTGCTTTTCGTCTTTGTCACCCTTGAACCGGGAATTAAGCACCTTCGTTTGAATCGTGTCCATCCACACTGGCGATGCCCAGTGCTGCCACTGATCCAACGAAAACTCATCGCGGCTGTGAGTAACCGGCTCGCCGACATTCTTGCCCCGAGAATCCTTGCGCATCACAAGGATGTATTCAGGCATGCCCATGGCGCTCACCCGACTGTTTTCGCGGATGTTTTTGTAAAGCAACCGCTCGTGTTTGGTTTTCTGCATCTCTCGCACCGGATCGCGCCAGATCGTCACCCGTGCCCTCAGGCAGAATCCCACCTTGCGGTAGTTGGCGCTGGCGGCATCGCTGAACGGGAACAGTCCGCCTTCTCCTGTCTCTGATGAGTTCTGATAAAAAACCGTATCCTTGACGTGATCACAGATCACAGCGCCAGGCTTCATCACGCGGAACAGCTCACGGGCCATCCACTGGTGATGCTCCAAAAACTCGTCATGAGAGGCCGAGTTGCCCATATCTCGCTCGGAATCGCTGTAGATGTAGAGAGAGCTGAATGGCGACGAAAACACCGCGCAATCAACGCTCTCATCAGGCAGCCCCGAAAGGATCTCGACGCAATCGGCGTTGTAGACGGCCCAGTTGTTGCCTTCGTAGGTGGGTTTCATTGCAGGAATGACGGAAGGATGATTGAAGTGGCCGATCCGTAGGCGCGTCGCAGTGTTGCCTCTTGCTGCATCGCCACCATTGAGCCGGCCATGGCGCGTTTCATGCGCAGGTGATCGGCGGCCTTGCGCTGGACGTTGTTCCAGATGCTGGTTTCCGTGTCGCTGATGATCACGTGGCAGGTAACAGGTTGTGTCTGCCCGAATCGCCACGCACGCCGCACGGCCTGGTAGTGCTGCTCATAGCTGTGGCTAACGCTGGCAAAGATCACGGTGTTGGCGTGCTGCCAGTTCAGGCCCAAGCCGGCCAGCTTGGGCTTCGACACGATCACCCGGCGTTCGCCAAAGGTGAACGCGTCAAGGGCGGCCACCTTCTCATCAAGCGACATTGAGCCGTATACCTCGATTGCGTCAGTGATAGACGCAGCCAGCGCCGATGATTCGTCGTTGGTTTCGCACCACACGATCACCGGCCCGGTCTCAGCGTTGGCGATTGCTGCAGCCTTGGCTACTCGATCTTCCATCGTGAGGCGCTTCTCACGGTGGATGGTGGTAGCGCTGCCATCGGGGATCCTGAAAAGCAGCCCCTCGGGAACCTCTTGGGTTATATCGGCGCTGATCGTGTGCAGCTCGTAGTTGAGCGGCGGCAAGATAAATCCGTCGTCATTACCACCGAGATCAGATGGGAGCGTGGCGGCCCTGGCCCAGCTGGCGACCCACCGCCAGAACGACTCCCGAGCGTGCCCCTTGAGGCGATAGCCACCCATGGTGGTCTGATCGGAAATGAACCACCGGGAGAGCATCTCCGGCCCTGGCATGACGCCCAGGAACTCGGCGTGCTGGCCGATCTCCATGTGATCGTTTGGCGCCGGCGTGGCAGTGGCCGCGAGCCGGTAAGGCGTCTCGCTGAACGCCTCACACAGCATCCGCTTGGTCGGGCCGGTGAACGACTTGAGGATGCTGCTCTCATCCAGAACCACGCCACCGAACACGGCGCAGTCGAGCTTCGGCAGTCGTTCGTAGTTGGCGATGTTCACGCCAGGTCCAACATCGGACTGCTCCCGGACAATGCGGGCTTCAATGCCGACCGCTGCGCACTCCCGCACCATCTGACGCGCTACCGCCAGCGGTGTAAGGATCAGCGATGGCCGGTCGCTGGCAGCAGCAAACTCAGCAGCAGCTGCCGCCTCCACGCGAGACTTGCCCAGGCCGGTGTCCAAGAACGCGGCGGATCGGCCTTTCTCGCAGGCGAACTGCAATGTTGCCTGCTGGTGGGGAAACAGATCCCATTGGCCCTGTGGCTGGAATCCATAGGACTGAGCAGCGGTTCCCTTGGATGCAATGAACTCGCGGTAGCGCTGGATCGTGGTGGTCACCGCCGCACCTCCCGGCGCAAGGGGCCCACGCGGAAGAACAGGTAGCCCGGCTCAGCACGGTCGCCGGCCTCGTACTCCAGCAGGTCGTAGCGTTGCAGCTCGCCCAGCAGCTTGCTCAGGTAGGGCTGGTTGCTGATCTCCAGCGCGTCCATCAGCTGCTGTGCTGTGAGCCGCTCAGTGGGCTTCGGCGCCAGCTGGGCCAGCGCCAGGCAGGCGATGATCGCTCGGTTCGGAATCCGCTGGCGATGCGCCAGCAGGTGAGCAACCAGATCACCCATGGTCCACCTCCCGCATGTGGGCCTCGACGATCGCAAGCAGCGTCCGGGGCACGCCGGGGTGGGCCGGCACCCACCGCGCAGGGTCCCACCCACGGCCGTTCCACCGGGCGGTCTGATCCAGCAGCTTCCGCCTCTGGCCCTGCTTGATGAACCGCACCAACATGGGGTCCGTGACGCCATCTGGCTGCTGCACAACCGTCCACCTGGGGCCCAGGTCGTAGGGGTGCGTGTCGGCGTGGATCAGCGTCACCCCTCCACCTCCAGCAGCTTTTCCCGCAGCGTTCGCAGTGACACTGCGTTCAACCCACCACGACCCAACGTCTCCATCTGCAGGTCGATCAGTGCTGTGATACGACCTCGTTCGTTCATTGCTCCCTGCTGCCAGGCAGCCTGCACTGCAGACTCCTGGCTCAACTGTTCAGCAGCCTGCGCTAGTGCTGCTTCGCGTTCCTGCAACGCTTCACGATCAGCCGCCAGCTCTGCCAGCAGCTGATCAATCGTTTGGCGCACCTCGGTGATCGCGTCCATCGCTCAGAACGGCACGTCGTCTTCGTCGATGTCGCCACCCAGCGGTGCGCTGTTCCACGCTGGTGTCGCCGGCTGTGCTGCTGCCGCTGCAGGCTGCTGCTGCTGCTGACCCTGACCCTGACCGGGCTTGGCCAAGACCTGCCAGTGCTCCACCGTCAGCACCAATGCGTGACGCTTCTCCCCCGTGTTCCGGTCGTCCCAGCTCTCCGTCTTCACGCGGCCAACCACGTCGAGCAGGTCACCTTTGCCCGCAGCATCAGCAAACTCCTGCGCCTTCTCGTTCCACAGTTCCAACTTGAAGCTGTACGGCTTCTGGCCGTCATCCCGTTTCTGGCCGGGCTTGTTCACCAGCAACCGGGCGTTGCACACGCTGGCGCCGGACTGAAAAAACCGCATCTCAGGGTCGGCACCAAGCCGCCCGATGAACTGCCATTGGTTGCACTGAATCAGCTGAGTGAGAAGTTCGTTCATGGTCGTGGTGGGAATGTGGATGTGGACCGCCTGCCGTCAAGCGGACCAGGCAGCAGGCAGGTCGTCAGGGTCATCGATCGGGTCGGCATCAGCAGCCTCAGCGGCGGCGTTGCAGCGCGCCACGGTCTCCGGGCTGACGCCAGACTTGGCCAGGCGGGCGAGCAGGTTCTGCGGCAGCTGATGAAGGTGCTGTGCTTCGCCCTTGCTGACCTCATCAATGAACACGGCCAGGCCCTCAGGCGTCAGACCACGGGCATAGGCAGCTTCTGCGGCGGCCGGCACCAGCTCATCGACGGTGGAGAGGATGCGCGGTGCCGGGCGAGGCTCCTCGGTGACAGTGGCGACCACCACGCCGTTCTCAGCGCCAAGCTCCTCTGGTGTGTAGGCAGAGTGCCCACCCAGTGCATCCGGGCAGTGCGTGCGCATCCCGGCGGTGAGGGCGCGGCTGAACAGCATGGCCTCGGGGTAGGCCTTCCACGTGGGGCTTTTCAAGAGGCCGGCACGCTCAGCCATGTCGATGGTGAAGGTCTCCACGCCCATCTCTTCGCCGTTGGCGAGAAACCGGATCCGGCAGACCTTGGCCGATTTCTCCAGCACCCGATAGTCGTACACCGGATGCCGGCGCACGGCCTGGGCTAGCAGGTTGGAGCTGAACGCCGGCCGGCCGTTGATGATGTGGACGCCGGTGGCGGAGGCGAACGGGGAGAACCCTGCCTCCATGCCGGCCATGAGCCGGATGGCGCACTCGGCGACCTGTGTTTCCTGATTGCCGGCGCGGCCGAACAGGCCAGACGCGGCGAACACCCGGGCCAGCCGGGCCAGGTCGTCAACGGATGAGACCTGCAGGCTCAGGGGTGGTGTGGCGCTCGGCGCTGTGAGCGCTGAGCTGCTGGCGCTGGGCATGGCATCGTGCGGTGGATTCCGCCATCCTAGCGCTAAGGTTCCGCATCTGCACCCCTGAGCTGCAGATTCGCGGACCTGTACTGGCCAAGACCAGTTCAGCTGTACTAAAACCTGTCAACGCATCCAGCGCCCATGATCGAAGTTCACTGCTCAGACCAATCAGACGCTGCCCAGCTCTGGCGCATGCTCTGCCACGTGCCAGATGACGACTTCCAACCGCTTGACGTGCGCGTTGCTGGTGAGCTGGCCTACCGGGTCATCAGGACCGAATCCGGTGATCAGTCAACAGTTCAGCCTGCAGCTGCGCTGGGGTGAAGCTGTGCAGTCCGCGCACCTGGCGGATCATCTCCGCCAGTGCTGCCAGCTCCGACTCCAGCTCCTTATGGCTGAGCGGTTCGCCCATCAGCAGCTCCTTCAGCCGCGCCTGCCGCGTGTGGCTGGTGCTGGCCGGGTATGCCTCCAGGAACTCCCGCAGCGCCTCGCGTGGGCCCCAGCCGCGCTCTGCAGCCAGGTCATCCAGCAGATCCACCAATCGATCATTGGCACGCCGCGCCTGGCTCTGCGTCAGGTGGCCGCCCACATACGGCAGCGTCAGCCGACCCATCAGCAGGTTGGCCAGATCGCCCAGGTCGAGGGGGTGGGCTTCGTCGTATGGCTTCGGCAGCCAGATCGTATCCGCTACCCACTCCGGCCTCACACCGTGCTGGGAATACGGGCCGAACTCCCGTATTGCATCGCGCTCGCCCATGGTCTGCCACATCCAGATCGCGCGGTTGGTTTCCGCCAGCGCATCAAGGTGCCGCAGCCCAGCGCCGCGGGACTGCTTCGCATTCTTGATCCGGCTGAACGTGCCGCCGTCAAAACCGGATGTTTCACCGTATGCCCAGTGCAGCAGGCTTGCCATCCGGTCCTGGCTGAGGTTATGCGCCAGCCAGTACGTGAGCGCTGCAGCCAGCTGCTGTACGCCGCGCTCTTGGCGCAGATCGGAGGGTTCTCTGTCCATGCCGGAACCGTAGCGGTTCCGGTTGCCTAGGGACGACGGAGAACCATATCTGCATCATTTATGCTACGCACCACTGCTGCGCAACCACCAGCACTGGAGATGTGGTCTAGGAACCTGGCCTGTTCCAGGGTGGGACGGCCACGTTCGGATTTCACCTCCAACGCCACGAACTGGGCCAGGCCATCCACCTGGCGGTACCCGATCAGGTCGGAGCTGCCCACGCACAGGCCGGCATGCAGCGGGCGGCCGTTCCTGACCACCACATCACCAGGCCTGATGGTGTGGGCGATGGCATGCAGATTCCCAGCCGTGACCCGAGTGGCCTGGCCTGCCCATCCCGTACCCACATTGTTCCGCCATAGGCGGACCGGGCCGGAGCCGTGGGCAATCAGGATCCGCTGCTGGATCTCGTGCTCTGAAGGCATGACTGTTGGGTGCGGTTCCGGCAGTCAATGGACCGACCTGTGTCCCCTAGCGCTGCTCAAGGTCTTCGGCCATGAATGCAGCAGACCTCAAAATCATCGACAGCGGCACCGGCTTTGCATCTCGTCGCGCACACGACCGCAATGCTCGACGAATCCCCTCGGCAACTGAACCGTTGCCCAGCTCTCGCGCTATCGCCATCAGATCAGGCGGCATCCGCACGCTGTAGCTCTCGCCGCTCGGTATCTTTCGACCTTTCACGCCACCCTCCCCCACTGACCCTTCGTTTGGCGAGCCGCCATCACATGCCGCGCCCAGCCGCGGGGATTCTTCATGCCGCGGCGTTTGCCAACGTCGATTAGCTGCTCCAGCGTGGTGGCCGTGGCCTGTTCGCGTTTCGCTGCGCGGCATTGGTCGGGGCGAGAGACAAAAACGACATCACGCACTGGAATGTCGTAAGTGCCATCAGGATCAGCCTTTGAGGATGATCCGTGATGCTTGGCAAGTAGCCAGTCTTTGTTAACTACTTCAACTATTTGATAGTAAACCGCTTTGCCAACAGTGCCATACAACTGCACAATGTCCCCCGCCATGTAAGGCCCAACCGGCGGCAACTCTGAGCCGCGCCCAACTTCAACCAACTCACCCTCAACGTGCTGCAACTCCCGCCGCTCAGGCGAGAACTGATGGCCGCAGTCCGGGCAGGCCTGGCGGGCGCTAGGCATCGCCGCGAAACACTGGGGGCAGACCTTGACGGAGGGGGCTTTCTCCCGGTCTTTCTTCGGTGTGCCCTCCAGCGTCCATTCCCTTTCTTCGAGGTGGTGGCCCAGCCTCACCACGTTGCCCACGTGGTCGAGGATCACCGCCTGCTTCCCCGGCTGTGGCCTCAGGCAGCGGCCGATCATCTGCAGGTGCAACGAGACAGACTGCGTGGGCCTCAGCAGGATGCAACCCGCCACGCTGGGTACGTCCACACCCTCGCCGATCAGTGCGCAGCTTGTGAGCACCTTCAGCCGGCCGGCGCCCAGGTCCGCCAGCAGCTGCTCACGGGTGGCCGCATCCATAGTGCCGTCGATTGAGGCCGCGGCCACGCCGTTCCGGTTGAACAGATCCGCCACCGCCTCGGCATGCGCGACGCTGCAGCAGAACGCAATCGCTGTCTGACCATCCAGATACTTCCGGTAGTGCGACAGGCAGTCACCCATCGCCTGCCCCGCCTGCAGGCTGGTGGCAGCCTGCGACATGTCGAAGTCACCCATCCGCTTCCGTAGCCCGCTGGTGTCGAACCCGATCGGTGGCGCCAGCACCCGCGCCGGTGCCAGAAATCCCTGCTCAGTCAGTGCAGCAGGCGTGGGGCCCAGCACCATCGCTGAGTACCACTCACCCAGGCCGCGGCCATCGCAGCGGATCGGCGTGGCGGTCACCCCCAGCACCCGAGCGGCGCGGCAGTGCTGCAGGACCTTCGCCCAGGTGCCGGCGTTGCTGTGGTGGGCCTCATCAATCACCAACAGGTTGAAGAACTCAGGCGGGATCCGGTGCAGCCGCCGCGCCAGGGTCTGCACGCTGGCGACCTGCACCGGGCGGGACAGGTCCATGCTCCGGTTCGCCGCGATCAGGCCATGCGGCACGTCGAGGGCCTCCAGGCTGGCGCTGGCCTGCCGGAGCAGCTCAGCGCGATGCACCAGGATGCACACACGGTTGCCGCGGGCGGCGGTCTCGCGCGTGATGTGGCTGAACAGCACCGTTTTCCCACCCCCGGTCGGCAGGACGAACAGCACTGAGCGGTGCCGCTGCTGGTACGCCTGGCGGATCTCGGCGACGGCCTGCAGCTGGTAGGGGCGGAGGGTGGGGGTGGTCATCGATCCCCCACCACATGCAGCGACTCAGCCGCCCTGGTGATGCCCACGTAGGACAGCTGATTCTGAACAGCGGTGGGCTGCGACCCTTTCCCGTCGATGTCCCAGTGCAGGAACACGTGCTGGAACGTGCTCCCTTGCGACTTGTGAACGGTCAGAGCGCTGGCGGGCTGGAGCCTGCCTACGCAATCCTTGCGCCTGAAGAACAGATCCCACAGCTCTGAGCGCTTCTGGCCGCTGGCCTCCCTGGCCTCATCGGCAAGGTCTTTCAGCCACTTCTGCCAGCGTTGTTCATCCTCTGTGGCGATGACGCGAAATGTCTTAGCCATGGCAAAGTCGCCCGTGACCGTGAGTTCCCAGGTGTCCCACGGCTCATCGGTCAACTGGTCACCGGCTCCGGTGAAACGGTGAGGCTCGCGAATGGCCTCTTGAATGAGCACGTCCACCGTGCTGTTCAACAGTGGCGCAGTCCCCATCGGATCGGGGATAGCGTCTACCGTCACGCAGGTCATCCCTTCAACAAACTGCGGCGCATCTATCCCGTAACGGCGATGGTGGATTCGTGTGTTGATCATGTTCACAGAGTCGTTGGTCCAAGCCAGTGCTCTGCAGAAGTCGGGATCGCTCATCGCCTCATTCGACGCGGCCATCTCCAGCAACGCCCCTCCCCACTGCTCGCGACTGCGGTAGGCCACCACGCGGGAGCCGCCACCATCTGCTGAGGCGAATCGAGCCCTGCCCAACGCCATCTGCCTGGTGGCCGTGGCTAGGTTCAAGATCGCCCCGTCGTGACGGAGCACCTCGGTCAGCCGGTAGAGAGAGCTGCCGTTGGCAAACGCCTTGCAGGCTTGATCCTCGCCAACCGGCAGCAGTTGGCGATCGTCACCAACGAACACCACGGGCCGACCCTTCAGTTCGCGCAGTAGCAGGTCGTACAGCTCGCTGTTGACCATTGATGTTTCGTCAACGATGACAACATCAATACGGCGCACCTTGACCATTTCCTTTTCGTCGTCGTCCCATTCTTCGGTCTTGCTGAGCATGTTCTTGCCGGCCGAATCCGGCTTGAATGTTTCCTTGCCTGTCTGGCGATCGCGCACCTGCTTCAGCCCCAGCAGACGCGCCACGGTGACGGCCTCGAATCCTTCGGCGCCGCATTTGGCCAGAGCTCGCTCAACCTGTGACCGCGCCTTGTGGGTCGGCGTGGCAACCACCACCCGCTTGCCCATGTCTGCCAGCCGGGACACTAAGGCCGCCGTGGCGACGGTCTTGCCGGTGCCGGCATAGCCGCAGAGCACGGGCGTAGCGCCGGGCTGGGTAATGTCCTGAAGGATCCCTTGAATGGCCGCCAGCTGATCAGCGGTGAGCTGAATGCTGGTGAGCCTGGGGGGTGGGGCCTCTATCACGTCATGCTCGGCTCCACGGGCTGCCATCGCCTGATCCATCAGGCAGTTGTAGATCGACGCGGGCAGCTCATCCTCGAATTGCCACTCCAGCCACTCGGCCACCACATAAATCTCAGCAGCGATGGCATCGATCGGCGTGCCGGGCGCGTTCATCCCGGCGTTGCGCATGTGCAGCCAGAGAGGCTGGTCAACTTCTGGCGTGGTGGTCATGGCTGGAACGAGCGTGAATAGTGGCCACCACCCACCCCACTTACTGCCGCCCTACAACCGTACGAAGGCTGGAACCAGCGACAGTCCTCGACGGGACCCATACAGATAAGAGGCCGAACGCTTCAGGGCTTGCCGACCCGGCAGCACCCACCGCCTGGCCCGGGCAGTGGTCGGCATCATCAGAGAGTGGGGCGTGGGGGTGGTGGCCTGCACAGCATACCCCTAAGGTTCCGCAACTGCACCCCCTAGAGTGGGACGACCCACAATCGACTCCATGCCCGCCTGGCCCACGCCTCCTGGTCGCAAGTGCATCACCGTTGAGCTGCCCACCGAGCAAGTAGATCACCTCGATCGCGAAGCCGATTACCTCGGCTGCACCCGCGTTGCGTACCTCAGGCAGCTGATCCTTCGCGACATGGGTCGCCTGGCGCAAAGCAAGGCCCCATCCAAGGCCCGTCAGGCCAGCTGACCCCATGCCCATCAATGCAGCAGATGGCAGCTGGCCACGGCTGCTGATGGAACTGGGCGGCCTATCGCCTGACCAGCTCACCAACACCCACCAGCCATGCCCCGCATGCGGTGGCACTGATCGCTACCGCTGGGACCGCGACGACGGCCCTGGCGGGTGGTTCTGCAACGGCTGCGGCGGCAAGGACCGCATGGGTGGTGGCGGCAATGGCATGGATCTACTGATGCGGGTCACGGGCTGGGAGTTCAAGGACGCCTGCCGCCGGGTTGAGGAACACCTAGGACTCCCGCAGCCGCCGGCTGCCAAACCGAAGGCCAAGGGCCGGCCGCATCGCATCCCCGATCAGCCGCCAGCCGATGCCGCCGCCCCCGCACTGGGCCGGGCCACTGCGCAGTGGTGCTACCGCAACGCCGCTGGTGAGCAGCTGTTCTGGGTGCAGCGCATACCCACTGAGACTGGCAAGCTGTTCGTGCACCGGACCTGGCTGGACGGTGGCTGGCACTACCCCAGCAAGCGCGACGCGTTCAAGTCCGAATGGCCCACACCCCGGCCGCTCTACCGCCTGCCGGATCTGACAGACAGGCCCGACGTCCCGGTGCTGATCACCGAGGGCGAGAAGGCCGCCGACGCTGCCGCTGAGCTGTTCCCTGATCATGCATGCCTGGCCTGGTGCGGCGGCACCGGTGGGGTCAACACCGTGGACTGGCATGCCCTCGCCGGCCGCAACGTGACGCTCTGGCCCGATGCCGATGAGCCCGGCCGAGCGTGCATGGCGAAGGTCGCCGCCAAGCTGCTCCCCATCGCTGCATCGGTGGCTGTCGTTGCCCCGCCGGAATCTGCGTCCGATGGTTGGGATCTGGCCGATGCCACTGACTGGACCCAGCGCCAGGCCATCAATGCCCTGCGGAAGTTCGCCAAACCCATCGAGGCGCCTGCCGAGCCTGAACCTGAACCGAAGCCAGCGGCCGCGGCCGCACCGCCTCAGCCACCAACTCGCGACATCCCTAGGTCGGCGCCGTTCACCTGCCTGGGCTTCGACAGCGGCGTCTACTACTACCTGCCGCGATCAACAGGCCAGGTCACCAAGATCACCCGCGGATCCCACACCGCGACCAACCTGCTCGAGCTGGCTGAGATTCCGTACTGGGAATCTGTTCACCCCAGCAAGGAGGGCGTCAACTGGCTGGCGGCCGCGAGCAACCTGTTCCGCACTCAGGCCGCTGCAGGGGTGTTCGATCCCGATCGCATTCGAGGCCGCGGCGCCTGGCTGGACGATGGCCGCGTCGTGTTTCATCTCGGCGATCGGCTCATTGTTGACAGGGAGGCCTACTCGGTCCACAGCCCGCCAACGACCCGATTCTTTTACGAACAGGCCAGGCACCTGGATGGGCCCAGCGAGCAGCCGATGGACGATGAAACCGCCCTGCAGTTGCGGATCATCGCTGAGCGCTTCAAGTGGGAGATGCCCGTCTCGGCAAACTTCCTGCTTGGCTGGCTGGTCCTAGCCCCTGTCTGCGGGGCCCTCAACTGGCGCCCACACATCTGGGTGACAGGTGGCGCCGGCACGGGCAAGACCACCGTGCTCAAGACCTTCATGCGGCCGTTGATGGGCGGTGTTCTGCAGTCGGCCACCGGCGGCACCACAGAGGCCGGCCTGCGCGGCACCCTCAAGTCGGACGCCATTCCCGTTGTCTTCGATGAGTTCGAGCAGAACGAGGCCAAGGACAAGCAGATCGTCCAGAACGTCCTGGCGCTGGCACGGATCGCCTCGTCAGAGGGCGGCAAGATCTACAAAGGCACCCCAGGCGGCGGCACCAACGCCTTCGAGATCCGCTCCATGTTCTGCGTCTCCAGTATCAACGTCTCGCTGATTCAGAAGGCGGACATCGATCGGTTCTGCGTGCTAGGCCTGCGCAAGGGCCATTTCGATGAAAACGAGTGGCTGGACTTCGAGCGGAAAATCCTGTCCGTTTCCACTGTGGAAAACGGGCGTGCGCTGATTGCTCGCACCCTGAACAACCTGCCCACCATCGTCAAGAACGCCAAGGTGCTGGCGCAGGCCCTAGGGCGGAAGTTTGGCCAGCGTTTCGGCGATCAGCACGGAACCTTGCTGGCCGGCGCTTGGTCGCTTGAATCTGGTGGCGGCTGTGAGATGGACCTGCAGCAGGCCAAGCAGTGGATTGACCAGATGGACTGGAACCATCAGCAGGCCGACGACAGCGACGCCGATGAGATCAAGTGCCGGGACATGATGCTGCAGCAGATCGTTCGGTTTGGCGGCGGCCTTGATGCCTCGCTCGGTGAGATGGTCAAGGCCGTGGCGAAGCAGCAGTCCTTGGGCCGCACCGTCTACGACGAGCTGGTGCCAATCCTTGGCCGCTACGGGATGAAGGTGTTCCGCAGCGGCGACAAGCTGCCCGATGGCGAGAAGGCTGAGTGCTGCCAGCTGGCCATCGCCAACAACAACGCGCAGCTCGACCAGCTGCTCAAGGCCACCCCGTGGAGCAACGGAGCTCACCGCTCAGCACTGCGTCGGATCACTGGTGCGGTCGCTCCCTCCAGCCCCACGCACTTCGCTGGCGTTGGCAGCAAGCGCTGCACATTGGTGCCGCTTTCAGAGGCCGACCTGGCCACTTCGTAAGTTCTGACGGCCGCATTTCAGGCCGCGTAATGCTCAGATCGACTGCGGCGCAGTCGGTTTCGGGCGTCATTACGAAATTACGCGGTTTTGCTCCGCGATACCCCCATTAGGAGAGAGCCCCTGATTGCCCCAGGGGCATCTTCCGATTTGGCCCTCCCCTCTAATAAATATCTTTTTCTTGTAATAGGTGTAATAGGTGTAAGACGCAGTCGTGGCAAGGGTTTTCAGCTTACGGCCGCATTACGCCCGCGTAAGACGACCAGGGTCGCGGTCTACTGGCCTGGTTGCTGCACAACCGGAACCTCAGCGGTAGGATCCGATCACGGGGCAGCTCTACGCTGTGCCTGCCGGGTCGGTCCTACCCGCAAGGATGGACGCGGTGGCTGGGTTTCTAGGGGCCCGCCTGAAACCGCACTGGAGGCCCGGTTTCACGGGTGAGGGGTCTGCCGTCACTGGCGGGCCCCTTCTCGTTGGCGAGGCCACTGGGCTGGCGTTAGACCCGAAGCGGGAAATCCCGTTTCGGGCTTAGGGCTTGACCTGCAGCGGATTGCTGTGCTTATGCTGTCAATGTCCGGCAGCAGTGCTGGGCGTCCCTAGCAAGATTCACCATGACCAGGCCCACGTACAACCGTGTCTGCCAATGCTGTGGCACGCATTTCACCGCTCGCCACCCAGGCGCTAGATGGTGCAACGTCAACTGCAGAGTTCAGGCCTATTACTGCCGCAAACGTGGCGAGCCGGTACGCCCGGCCTACTCCAGTCGCTATGCGGCTGATCCGGCCCTGCTCGTCCAGCGGCATGGGCAGACAACCCCTGGGCACGAGTCCCGCGTCTGGGCCGGAACTGCCATCACTCGTCGCCAGGCCGATGGCTACGTGAACGCCACGGCGATGTGTCAGGCCAACGGCAAGCGCTGGTTTGACTATGAGCGGATCGACCGCACCCAGGACTACCTCAGCGCCCTGCGCGACCACCTGAGCTGGGCGCCTGAAGACCCCACCGCTCACATCAGCCCCTGCCTCGATGCGCCTGAGCTGGTGATCTCTATCAAAGGCGGCACCCCTGAGCTACAGGGCACATGGATCCACCCACTCCTGGCGGTGGACCTGGCTCGGTGGATCTCGCCCCGCTTCGCCGTGTGGATGGATTCCTGGTTCTTGGGAGGCCCTGCTTCCTGGCCTGCGGCCACCACCCCCGCCCCATCCCTGTCCCCAGGCGTCCACGTCATCGCCTCCAGCCTGCGGCAGGCCAACTGGCTATGGAAACAGGCCGTCGAGGCTGAGGTCGGCACAGCCCTCATGCGGGCCCTCGCCTATGAGAACCGGCAGGCCCTTAACCCCGAGCACTTCCGGCTTCACCTCCTGCCCGCCTAACCCCTCCCTACCCTGCTATCGGTGCATGGTGCATCGAGTGGACCCCTTACCCCGCCCTGGCCGGCGGGGTTTTTTCATGCACCCCCGCAGACTGAACCATCTGCTCCCACGGTGATGAAACGCGCTGCCGATTTTCAATGGCTGCTCTCGCGTGACATCACCTGGTTGCCCCTCTGGCAAGAGTTGATCCTCAACTGGGTCGCCAGCTGGAACAGCCTCAGCGTTGTAGTCGCCGTCAGCGCAGCCGGCGAACATCAGGCAGAGTTCCACGTCCCCACCGACCTAGACCTCCAGCGCCAGGAGCTGGAAGAGCTCCTCGACGCACCGGCCGGTGAACGGTGATGCTGGATCTCAAAATCACAACTGACATCCCCGAGAAGGTCGGCCGCCTCGCCCTGCTCACTGATCTGCAGTTCCGCTACGCCGTGGCTCAGGCCATGACCGACAGCGCCAAAGCTGGGCAGAAGGCCATCACCGACAGCATGAGCCGCTACATCGATCGGCCTACTCCGTTCACGCAGCGCAGCACCTACGTGAGCTTCGCCAACCCGAACAGGCTCAGCGCCGAGGTGGGCTTCAAGCAGTTCGCCGCCAAGGGCACGCCAGCCGGCAAGTACCTCTCAGCCATGGCCCGTGGCGGGGACCGCTCGCACAAGCGCTCTGAGTCGGTCCTGCGCGGTGCTGGCGCCATCGGCCGCGGCCAGTACATCGTGCCCCGTCGCGAGTGGCAGGGCGACCCTTACGGCAACGTGCCACGCGGCACCATGAGCATGGTGCTGAGCCAACTCAAGGCATACCAGGGCAGCCTGTCCTACATGAACGCCAGCGGCAGCGCTCGGTCGCAGCGCAAGCGTGCACAGGCTGGTCAGTTCTTCATGTCGCGATCAGGCCGCGCCATCCTTTACCGCCCGCCTGGTGGGGGCAACCGCGAGGTCGAGGTGGCCTTCATGGTGCTCGACGATGCGCCGAACCACGAGAAGCGCTTCCCGATCGTGCGCATCCTCAACGAGGAAGTGGAGCGCAGCTATCCCCGGCTGATTCGGAGCAGCCTGGAGCGGGAGCTGAAGCGGGCTGGGTTCGGGTGAGACTATGCGGCTATGCGCATCGGCGGGTCCCTCTGGGGCAAAGGCGAGTCGGGTGTATGCGAAGATTGCACTTTTTGGCGATAACGATTGTCAAATACTGCGAATCCGTGTAGCACCACCCTGTGTATAGGCACACTATCCCCCTCCCCCATATCATGCCCGTTCTGGCGGCCATTCACAGCTCCCTAGCTTGTGAATGTGAATTGTGAACGCCTCGGGTGCTGCTGAGCATTAGGGATGCGGCGGCGTTCTTAGGCGAAAAGAGCGCTGGCGGGCTGTACCGAAAGATCAACAACCAAGAGCTGCCCTGCGTCATGGTGGGCAAGCAGCGAATGGTTGAGAGTGAGGGCCTTAGGGAGCGATGGGAGGCAGCCAGGCGCCGTGCGACCAACTCAAGCAAGGTACCCGCCCGCGCCGCCACCATCCCCCCGCCACAGGATTCCGGCC